GGTTGGCCGCCGTCGACGCATACGCGCTGTTCTGCAGGGTCTGGATGTAGCCGTCGAGGTTGAGCGAGCCGCCGAAGCCGCCGAACCGCTGGGCGACCACGCCCGTGGGCGCGGCGTAGGCGCTCGATGACTGCGGGGCCTGCCCCATGGGGCTGAAGGACGCCGCCGCCCCGCTGGCGGTGATGCCGATGATGCTCTGCCCCGCCTGCTGGCCTGAGGTGTTGCTGGTGAAGGTCAGGACGTTGGCCGCCGCGACGTAGACCGAGGTCGAGGCGTTGCCGAACGCCGGAGCGTTGATCGAGAGATCGACGGCGTTGTTGCCGATGTTGCCGTCGTTGAAGCTGCAGAAGACGCCGCCCGGCGAGGTGGCGAAGGGAGCCAGGACCCCGGCGATCACCATCATGTTGCCCGTCGGCAGCAGGCCGCCCGTGGTGATCGAGTGGCTGTCCTTGGGTCGGGTGACCGTGGCCGTGGTGGTGTAGATGTAGCTGGTCGGGCCGGTCTGACCGGGCTGCTGGACCTCAAGCTGCGCGCCCCAGAACAGGATATCGGCCTTGGGGGACGTGCCGGTGGCGCCCTGCAGGTAGAAGGCGAGGCCGCCGCCGCTCGCGCTCGTATCGGCCGCGCCCGAGAGCGTGAACCGCCGCCAGACCGGGGTGACTCTGACCAGGGCGACCACCCTGGCCGCGACGTTGAGGCTGATCCGCAGGATGTACGAGTCGGTGGTGTTGCTTTTCAGGTAGAACGAGATGATGTCGGTCTCGGCCGGCCGGGTCATCGCCTGCTGGACGATGGTGTAGTCGGAGCCCGTCACGCCGCCGTTCAGGTCGAACTGCACCCGCTGGGCGGCGTTCGATCCCGTCGGGCTGAACGTGTAGTTGGGCGTGATGACCGGGGCCAGGGCGACCCCGGCCGCGCCCTTGGTCCACACCGCCTGGGTGACGTCTTGGCTCTGCACCACGAGGTTGGTGGCCGCCTCCTCCATGAGGAAGCCTTGGTTGGTGATGCGCGGGACGTTGACGGCGAAGTTGGTGACGGCCCCACGGTTGTCCTCGGCGGTGCCGGGGCCACCGCTGTAGGCCCAGCCGGGGATCGCGCCGGGGGTGGCGTAGGTCGTCCCGTTGAGAACGTAGCGGCCGGAGCGGAAGTCGAGGTCGAGGATCATCACCTGGGTGATCGGCCCCAGGGCGTTGGAGACGGCGGCGGCCGAGCCCTGCGAGTTGGTCGCCTTCTCCTGGCAGGTGATCATCGTCCCATAGTCGGTGGCGGCCAGGGTGTAGGTGAGGTTGGTCTGGCCGGGGATCACCGCCCCGTTCCGCAGCCACTGGTGCGTCAAGGTCGGGGCGGGGGTCGCGTTCCATGTTCCAGGGGTCACTGTCAGGGTAGAGCCCTGAGCCGCCGTGCCCGCGATGCTGGGCAGGGTGATGTTGATGACCGCCGGGACAGTCGTGCCCGCCAGCAGCCCGAGGCCGAGGCCCAGGCCGAGGCCACCCATCAGTACGGGCCGAAGGCGACGATGTTGGTGGCGGTGGTGCCCGTCGCCATCACCCGCGAGATCGTCAGCGGGATCATCGCGCCAGCCGGCGCTTGGAAGACGACCGGGGTCGGCGTCGGCTGGGTCTCCTGATAGACCGGCATCACCGCGACGGCCCCGGCGCCGCCCACGAAGAACCCCAGCGCATCGACCCTCGCCGTGTCGCTGGGCGTGACGGCAAAGGCGTTCGTCGTGATCGCGGCGTTCTGAAAACCAAAAGCCATGTGCGGTGTCCTGCGCCCCCGAAGCGAACCCTACTACGCAGCAGGCGTCAAGCGTGTCCGCCGGTCTCGTTCAGCAGGGCCGTCATCTCGCGGGCGAAGCCGTCGAGTTCATTGGCGATCAGGCTCATGCGGCGCAGGTCGGCGTTGGTCGGCTCACGGTCCTCGTCCATGATCCCCATCACCGACCCCCACAGGTGCTGGGCGCCACTGAAGTAGGCCATGCGCAGCACGCGCTGTTCGGCCTCGGGCCTGGTCTCCCAGCCCAACACCACCAGGCTGGCCCGCCAGCCGGCCTCGATCAGCCGGCCCTCGTCGACGAACGCCTTGGCGAGGTGGTCGGCCGCCCGGCCCAGGATCCGCTGCTTCCGCTCAGCCGCCTCGCGGCGCTTGGACTCGCTCATCGAGATCTCCTTGCGGCTTCATCAGATGTACAGCGTGCCGGGGAATCGACGCCAATCTACGCCGCGCTGATGCAGCCGCAGCAGCAGCCGCAGGAACGCCTCAGGACAGCCGTCCACGCCGCCCTCGCGCCAGCGGCGCACTGAGCGCTGCGCCACCCCGGCCTCCTGCGCCAGATCGGACTCGTTGATCGCCAGCGCCCGCATCGCCTCGCTGACCTCCAGGGCCGTCACGGGCTGGTCAGCCGCTCCAGCCATTTCTGGTGATACCGCACCAGCCCCGTCCTCATCGGCAGCATCGGCTTATGCGGCACGAAGAACGCGGGGCGGCCACCCACTGGGTCTTCCCACCAGTCGTCGTTCATGCCGTCTTTGCCGAGAATCCACCCGCGGATCGCCAGATCGTTCGGCGGCTCGCCCGTCACCAGCACATACGGACGGTCAGGGTGGTCGCCGCCCTTGTTCTGCGGTGACCACGGCTTGTGCAGGATCAGGCGCCGGTCATGGGATCTCGCCCCCCGAACCTCGAAAGGCCCCACATCGGGGTAGTTCCTGCCCTCCTCGTCCTGCAGCTGATCCAGCAGCGGATCCCAGCGAATCCCCGAGAAAACGGAGAAGGCGCATTCGCTGAACGTCCCCATCAGGTTGCACGCCAGCGGATCGAAGTCCGGCTGGGCCTCCTCCGCATGCCCCATCACCCGCCTGTTCTCCTCCGCCTCCTTCTGCCGCAACTCCCCCGCCCGCTGCGCCATGGCCACCTGGCGGCGCGTCAGCGGCACGCGAATGAAGTCCGGGGCGTCGTTGAACAGCATCAGTTGAACTCCGCGATCTGCTCGCCGATCCAGCGGACAACGGGAGTCGGAAAAGCGTTGCCCAGCGCCCTGTACCGATGACCGTCGGCCGCCCGTTTGCGGCGAAATTCGATGTCCAGATAGTCGTCGGGGTAGCCCTGCAGCCTGCAACATTCGACGGGCAGAAGTCTGCGCACCGTTGACGAGGACGTAATGGCCACGGCGCCGATGCCGGTGCCGGCCCGCCCGCCGCTGGGCGTCAGGATGGCGTTAGCGAGCCCGTCATCGCGCAATTCCAGCTTTACGCCGTCGCCGCGTCCCCTGGCGGCGACGGTGAAAACGCCGCCTTCGGTCGCCTGGCGGCTTGGCGCAGGATGGCCTCGGAGAGCATCGGCGAGAGGGAGTAGCGCGTCGGCACAGCGCCACGCTCCAGCACCTCCGAGAGCGAGCACGAAGACGCGCGCTCGTTGTTGAGCCAGGCCAAAGTACTGGGAGTCCAAGACCCGCCATGCGGCCACGCGGCTGGGGCCAGCAACCACACCTGCGTCCGTCCATCGGACCCTCGGCTCGATGGCGGAGTCGCTGCCGACCAGTCCGCCCAGGAAGGCGCCGAAGGCGTTGTCCTTGGTGGAGAACACGCCATGGACGTTCTCCCAGAGGATCCAGCAAGGCGGTCGGCCAGCAGCTTGTCGAAAATCGTCAATTGTATTGGCAAGGCGCAAATACTCCAGGCAGAGGTTGGAGCGGTCGTCGCTGAGCGAGCCGCGCAGGCCGGCGACGCTGAAGCCCTGGCAGGGCGTGCCGCCGACCAGCACGTCGACCTCGGCCAGCACGTCGCGGTGGTGGTCGCGCAGCTGGGTGAAGTCGCCATGCAGAGGGACATCCGGGTAGTGGTGCTCCAGCACCGCGCGCGGGAACGCCGCGGTCTCCGCCATGAAGGCGCAGCGCCAGCCCAGCGGCTTCCAGGCGACCGAGGCGCCCTCGATCCCACTGCACACGCTGCCATAGGTGAGAGGCGCGGGCGTCATGCCACCAGTTGGCGTCCACTTTCCAAACCTGTCAAGTGGGACTTTACGGGGGTGTCAATCGACGGAATGCTCCGTGTGCGGGCACGCCGGCCGCGTCACGTTTTGGTCGAGCATGATGGTGCAGGCTCCCAGGAAGAACGCCAGCAGCGCGGCCAGCAGCCGGATCACTCGGAGGGGACCGGGATCTCGACCGGGCTGTGGGTGGTGCGGACCCGCGCCGTGGGATGCCCGCGCTCATCCACACGCTGGAAGGTGCCGTCCGGGGCCTCGTTCAGCTGCCGCTCCTTCAGCCGCACGGCGTTGAGAGCGCGGTCGTGCATGATCTTCTGGACGCGCTGGGTGATCACCTTCGGGCGCTCCATGAGGACGAGCCCATCGCGGGTGATCTCGCCATGGTGGCCCTTGGGCATCATGTGCGGGTGCCGCTCGGCGGGCACGAATTCCCAGCCGGTCCTGGCGAGCCGACTGTCGTAGGCCGGGTCGCCCTTGCCGTAGACGGTCTGGCGCTTCCACTCGTAGCTCCAGTCGTCATCGACCTTGAGGTTGTCGAGCGACAGTTCGTCCTGGCCCTCGTCCAACGCGCCGTCCAAGTGCCCCATGATCTCGGCGGCGCGCCTGGCTGCGCGTTCGCGAGGCGATTCCTCGCGCGCGCCTCCTGGGCGCTGGACTTCAGAGGCCAGGGCTTCGACATCGCTCGCCTCGGGCGACTGCACGAAGCGGCCTCCCGGTCCATGCTCGCGCGGCATATCAGTTCATCCTCTTTTCCCGCCTGAGGATCAGCATGTTGCGGGCGTAGGCCTGCTCAGCTTTCCGGCCCGAGGGATCGACGGCCATCTCCTCGGGGAAGTTGTTGTGCGCCACGTCCTGCTGCTCTTTGGTC